CCTGAATCAGAAATTGCTTCTCTCTTAAAATTTAATCTACAATCTTTTGAACCTAGTGCTTGTTTTCCCCAGATAACAATATTTTCATTTAAAAAGTCCTCAATATCCTGTACAAGCTTATAATATTCAGCTGTTATTTTACCCTTCTTATCAAGCATAGAAATATTATTGCTTTTAACTATGTGTCTGAGCGAAATGTACGAGCTATCTGTATCATTATAAATAATAGGAGTATCATTAATGATTTCTTCCTTTGTGAGGTTAGAGTGTTTGCTTACATATTCTTCTAGGAGTCTATTTGATTCTTTAATTACAGCTTGACCGGTTAAAGTAATTGATTCAGCGAGTTCATCATCGCCAAGAGGACTATGCTTGTTGCCAAAATACCCATAAATCGTATTAATAAGAATCTTAATGGTATGTTGTGTGATATTAAGGTTATCAATCTCATGCTTAAGTAAAGCATATTCTTTATCTTCTTTAGAAATATTAACAGCTTTTCTCTTTAGAGAAGATAATCTCTTTTTAATTTCAACACGTTTTTTATAATAGTAATCTACAGTAATTGGAATGATTCCTTTTTCTTTTTGAGTAAAAAGCACCTTTGCCTTAGATATGGCAATTTCTTCTTTCTTGATAAACTCAACAAAATTTTTAAGAGATAAAGTAAACGTTTGCCCGTTAACGTGTTTAATTGTTACGTCTTTATCAGTCTTATCAACTATAGAACCTATCTTTGTCTCCGGAGATAAATTAAGAGTTATCATTACATTTGGATATAGACTATTAGCATCAAAAGAAACGATATACTCTTGAAACCCTCGCTTGGGCTCCCCTACATATGCACCAGCATTTTGCTGATCGTTAGAATTTGTTCCTTTATTAAAAGTGGGAATTCTTTGATTGCGAGAGCGCGCCTTGATAGCACATAATCCAGTAATCACAGAAAGAGACCCCAAAGCACCTTCAAAAGTAGTAAGCCCCGCATAAGCTATCATACGTAAAAGCTGTAAGTATTGTAGCTTAGTTTCCAATCTTACAAGTAAATTAACGTCTTGTACGTTGTAATCAACAAAAAGCTCCCAATTATCATCAGCTAAGCTAGAAAGATTTGTATCGCCGTAATCAATTTTATTCTCTTTTAATTCTATTTCACCAATAGTGTCGAGCTTGTATGATTCTCTTAATACCGGGCAAAAGCGCTTATAGATGTCGAGATAGTCGACACACGACACGCCTTCAATATGCCAATGTACTTGTTCCCTGCCAAACTTACCTGTAAAAACAATAGGTCTTATGTAATTGACGGGAGAAAGTTTTTTTGTTTCTTCTTCACCTAATATTTTTGTAATTCTATTAATGATGTAAGGTACATCAAAAAATTCACTATTCCATCCGGACAAAATATCAGGATAATCGGAAGAAAAATAACTAATAAATTTAGATAATAAATCCTTTTCTGACTTACAATACAAATAAGTATGGTTTTCATTTTTTTTATGATAAGGTTTTAATCCCCAGGTGATAAAATGTTTTCTAATAGAATCGTAAACTGTAATAATATTAATAGGGTGTTCAGGATTATCAGGCTTAGGAAAATCAACAGGGCTATAAGTTTCAATATCAATAAACAAAACCTTTAATTCGTGTTTACTAAATTCTTCTTTTTCGTTATCCTTCCAAAAGCTATCAATAAGAAACTGTTGCTGTATATTTAAATTTTCAAAAACCCTTGTAACTTTATTATCTTTTAAATATCTAGATCTTTCTCCTTGATTACGAAATTTTTTCTTTTTTAGTTTAGTATTAAAAATACTCGTAGCGTCTGCATGATTATTAGTTTCAAGATATATGTAAGGTTCAAAAGTTGTGTCTACACAAATACGGTTACCGCTTTCATCCCAAGTAAATAAGCGCATTAATTGATCTTTTGGAAGATAGGCAACGCTTCTATACATTCTTTTATTATAGTAACAAAAATATAAAGTACAATTACAAATGTAAGACTAGTTTAAAAAGAACAATTGCAGAGCAAATAGCTGCAATTAAGCTGGTAAAAGTTCTTAATAATTCTAATTTATGATTGTGGCGGTCAACCCAAATTTCAACTAAATCACGCAGTCTCCCTTCTTCTTCTAATCTTTTAATTTCTTTTTTAGATAATTTTCTCATTTTATATTGTTAATAGCGTTCAAAAGTTTTCTTTGGGGGTCAGCATATGAAAAATTATAAAGCTCGTAATATTTGTTAATATTATCTTCAGTTTCTAACCATCGACTCTCAGCAACTTTTCTTGCCTTAGCGCATATATTCATATATTTGCCTTTTTTCTCTAATGTTTCTTCTACTCTTCCAATCATTTCATCGCCCGTCTTAAACTTAATAGGAGCATCTTCATACGTACACATATCTTGACAAGCAATAGGAAGACCATAACAGCTGGCTTCTATATATTTTAGATCACTTTTAGCCCTATTAAACGTATTATCTTGAAGAGGTGCAACTAACATATTAGCGTTTAAATTAAAAATTTTCTCTGGATAATGATATAAATTAGCCCAGGGATGAAATTCGAACGTACCATTCATAACATATGGTCTTAAAGGTAAAGGAAATGCACCTAGGAATACCCACTGAAACTTGTCTTTTGTCCTAACAATAGCATCCAGAACATGACGAAAATCGTCGTTTTGATTTACACGATTATCGACATCAAAGTGAGCGCCTGATCCTGCGTATAGAATTCTAGGCTTAGACTTATACTTATCATAATTATCAGAAATACGCTTTTCGTTGTAAAAATGGCCCATCCACCACTTTGGTGGGTAATTAGGTATTACTGTAACATTCTTATTATTAGTTTTGCTTTGATAATATTCTTTCATGAAATTACATGTGACAGTAATTTCATCGCATAGCTCCATAATTGTCTGAGCAGTTCTGCGTATTTCTGGATCTGTAAATGCTGGTTTAAATTTATTATACTCTGGTATATCTTCACTAAAGACCAAGTCATCAATTTCATAGATTAATCTAAATCCTATTTTAGAACTAAGTTCTTTTAAAAACTGAACAAATTTTAATTGCTGCACCGTTGCTTGTCTTTGTATTCTAATAGTTTTTACGCCTCTATAATAATTTGGGTCAAAGCACATAACTGTGCTACCGTGAACTACCATTTTATTATGAGCATTTAAAAGATGCTCTGGCCATATCAAACGCCAAAATCCGCACCCACTATAATCAGCATAATAATTTAAGCTACGATTTAAATCTAATTCTGGAGGGTGGGGTAAAGATTCTTGTGGTCCGGGTTGAAATGTGGGGAATGGTGATACAAAAGGCGAAGTAAAGGGCTGTACAAACGGAGATGCAATCATTAGTTTAATTTATTAATTATATTCTTTATAATCAACTCTTTTAGTAATGCCGTTAGTTTTTTCAAGAAAAATAATCTCTCCGGTTGCAGCTTTAATGCTCTCTTTACGATGGCTAATTACCATAATACATTCATTAAATTTATCTACACGTTCTTTTAAAATACTAATAACTAATTCTACACCTTTTTCATCTAAACTAGAATCAAACAATTCATCATAGATGCTAAAATTAAATGAAACGTCGCCTTGAAGTCTTCTGATATCCATGAATGTAAAGAGACACGCTAAATCAATATTTTTACGCTCTGCGCCACTAAAATTAAAATAAGAACATTCTTTACCCTTATTATCAATAATTTGTTCTTCAAAATACTCATTAAATATACAAGTACAATTAGCATCCATCTTCTTTAAATAATAAGCTAGCTTATTGTTGAATAGCTGAAGAATCTTCTTCACAATATATGACTTTACGCCTTCCTCAGAAATAACAAATTTAACTATATCTAAAATATGCATTTGTTCTTTTAGCTGTTCAACTTTTACTTTTGTATTGTTGAGGTGTGTTTGCTGTTCTTGAATAAGTGCATCAAAAGCATTATTATCTTTCTCTATATCCTTGAGGTCTTGCTCAAGCTCCAATTGCCATTTATGTAATTGCTCTAAGCGAGCTAGGAGTGAATTTTTTTCATTAACTTTATGTTTATAGCTACTAACCTCTTCTCTATATTTTTGAATCTTATTTTGAATTTTTTCTTGAATATCAATAAACTGTTTGACTTCTTTATTATGCAATTCAATACTCTTTTCGTCTGTTGTAATATCGTTTTTAAGTTTTTTAACTTCTTCATGAATATGATTACGATCCTTATCGTGAATAGATCTTAAGCATGTCGGACAAACGTCTTCATCGGTACCAATAGTTCCAAGTTTTTTTGTAGTTTGTGTTATAAGTGTCTTTTTTTCTGAAATTAAATGTCTTATTTCTTGCAATTTTTTATCTACTTTTTCAGTATTAATTTCCTGTTCTGAGATTTGTTTGTTTAATAAATCGACATCTGGAAGTACAAAGCTAGTTAATTTTTTGTCTATATCATTAATCTCTTTCTTATTATTTGAAAAACGGAATGAATATTTTTCCTTTTTAGCTTGTCTTTCCAGCTGCATATTTTCTTTTTGTTTTTCTAAAGTATTAATATTTTTTTGAATCTCATCTTGACGCGCTCCTTCTATATCGAATATTTTTTTTGCTTCGTTAACATCTGTCTTAAGAAGCGTCGACATATCACTGAAAACTCTTAAATTAAAAATATCTTCAATAAACTTTCTCTTTTCTTGCTTCTTTTTAGCCATAAAAGGTATAGTATTATTCACAGTCATAATAACACAGTTTTGAAATAATTCTGGTGAACTGTTAAACTTTTGCATAATAACACTATTAGTATTAGTAATGCTATCTCTTGTCTTATCCTCACCGTTAACATAAAGATAGCATTTAGAAGGCTCAAGAGTTCTTATAATTTGTATATTTTCCTGTAGATCTAGGGTTTTAATTGCTACATCTAAAATGACTTCGCAGCTTTTTCTGTTAACATTATTAATAATATTTTCTTTTTTAAGCTCCCTCAATGTATCGCCGAAAACTGCAAAATATATAGCGTCGGCGACGGTCGATTTACCCACGCCGTTTCTTCTATCCTCCTTATCACGATTAAGACCAGTAATAATATTAAGACCCTTTTTAAAATCTATTACTACCGGTTGATTACCAACAGATAAAAAGTTCTTAATACTAATTTTCTTAAAAATTACTTGCTTCATACAGTCGACACTGCTTTCTTGTATAATTGATTGCAATATCTAGAAACTTCTTGTTTTTTATCTATATCTAGGATATTAATAAATTCATCAATAGTTTTTTGCATATCGACACCGGAGAGATCAACATTCGAATCCTCATTAATAGAGATTGAATTGTCAAATAAAGAATAATCTACAGAAATAGTAAATGGCTTATAAGCAGATAATTTTTGAAGAAGTATATCTATATTATCACTATTAATTTTCTTATCTACAATAAGCTTAACTGTATTATTGTTAATAAGCTTTTCAAGTTCTGATTTATCACTAATCTTTTTTTCTGTAATTTCAGAAAGTAGTATTTTTTTATGTTTTGGAGAGACGGGGTTATTAAAAAAGTTATATTCTAGCTTAGAAATATCGAGTATGTAGTATCCTTTTGTTGAATCTATATCACCGAAATCCATCTCAAACGGGTTGCCCACATAAACTATAGTTTTTTTATCATACTGTCTTTCATCCCTTAGGTGAAAGTGACCAGTCATAATTAAATTACCTCTTTCAAGTAAATCTTGCGTTTTAATGCCGTGATCACAATGCTTGTGTGAATTCATCTTAAAACTTTCAATTTCAAAATGTCCAAAAATAATATCAGATTTTTCTATTTTCTTTACTTCTGTTCCCCACGGGATAAAACTACATTTTTTACCATATAAAATAGACATAATAGGCTCACTTACAACGGTAATATTACGCCATCCATTTAAAATGGATAATGAATTGACATCTGCTCGATCTTTATAAAAAGAATCATGATTACCAACGATAACAACAATATTAAATTCTTTCCATAGATTAAGAATTTCATTAACAATATGTATTGTGTTTACAGCTATCTCATCTCTATAATGATAGAGATCACCGAGAATAAAAATATCCTTAATATTTTTTTGAATTAGCTCTTCTTTTAGCCATCTCGCCCATGTTAAAGATGTTTCATGCCAAAAAATACTATTTTGATGAACCCCGATGTGAAGATCAGCAATACAGCAAACATTATTAGAAGTTAAATTTATTTCAACATTTTTCACTGAATAGAATTATAATTATCCTCGTCATTCCCACAAGCGGATGGCTCAACATAAATATGTGCTCCGCCCATTTTTTCCGGATCTATCATATGATCGGTATACACTTTTTCCTTATACTCATTCAAGACTTCATGATGCTTGTTTTCTTTTTTAATTCTATTGATAAAAGCATGAAAGGCAATTGTTGTAAAGTAAGAGAACGGGCTAAACCCAGTATCAAGTTTAAATTTTTTATTTCTTAACGCGGAGAACATCTTAACAATAGCATCGCCGATCATATCATCTTTATAAGAATAGTTAATAAAATTGGGAGCGTAACTTAAGCCATTAGCAATTTTAGTCAAACTCTCTCCTAATTTTTGAGTAATATGACCTGTCTTATAGTACGATCTAATTTCCTCTTCAAATTCTTTACCATTAACGTAGTGTATCTTTTCTTTACCCTTGGGTTGCTTTTCAGTTGTCTTATTCTGAGTAAGCAGTTTATTTAGCGCTGAATCTGTAGGATCTTCTTTCTTGACACGTCTAGCCCCTTTCATTATAGGAGTTTTAGATTTCTTGTATTTTTTTGATGTTATAATTGATTTTTTCTTTTTCATATAAATTAATTCGTTTTTGCATATGGATATCGCTATACTTTAAATTATCTGCAATATCGAATATTATAAGCTTATCTTTATCTTTATGCAAGCGAAGACCTCTTCCTATAGATTGTACAATCTTAATTTTAGCCTTTCCGCCGCAAGCAAAAATTATAAAATGTAGGTTCTTTATATTAATTCCGGTAGAAAATATTTTCGAAATAGCGATAACAATAATGTCAGTGCTATTTTCCATTAAATTTCTAATTCGCTCTCTCTCAGTTATTTCAACTTCACCTCTTATAAAATAGATTTGTTTATGCTTACATATTTCTTTAAGTGTATTAAAAAGATTCTCGCCGTGTTCAATAAAATCTACTAATATTAACGTATTATTTTGTAATTTACATGCGACTTTACCAATAAAATTATTTCTAAAATTATTTCTAATTAAAAAGCGTTGTTCTTCTCTAAACAAATTAGCAGACGAGATTACTAGATCTTCAAATGGATCTTGCCTATATATAATTTTTAAGATCTGTATTTGAACATTACTAATATAATTTTCCAGTCTTAGCTCATGGCTGTTCTTTTCATAAATAATTGGTCCTATCTTACCAATAATATTCCATTGGTCTATAAAATTTTCAGGCATAGTTCCTGTAAAACCAAATCTAACATGTGTTTTAACTAATTTTAAAATTTTGTTTATTTCGTTGCCCTTTCTTATTTTATGAACTTCGTCAACAACTAAAGCATCTATATCACCTAACCATGTAAGGTCAGTATTTTTGCTCTGTAATATGCCTAGATTTGCAACAATAACATTATAGAGTTCATTTTTATTAAATTTAAAATCGATTCCACCAGACCATCTAATAGTATTAAAAGGTACATTGTAGCTTAAAAAATCTTTAGATGTTTGCTCTACGAGACCGAGATCAGGCACAATGTATAAGCATTTAAATGATGAACCGTGTAAAAGAAAAAGTTTTGTAAGTAAGGAAGCAGCGGTTAAAGTCTTACCACCTGCAGTAGCGAGTACTATAGTGCCTCTACCGATACCTAGTGCTTTCTTAACAATTTCTTCTTGATATTCTCTTAAAGGAAGTGCAAGTGGAATAATGTCAGTAGTAAATTGAGTTTTTTTCTCCCATTGTTTAGATGGTTTAATAATATCTAAAAAACTATCGTCAGTAACTATATCACCGTTATATTGTTTGGATAAAAGATATTTTCTAATCTCAAAATATAATCCGGGCTCAAATTTACCTGTAGGTGTTATTGAGTAAATCCTCTGAGGTAGAAACCTGCCGTATTTTTTTCTTACAAAAAAAGCTGCATCATTTTTTACAGAAAAATGCTCTCTTATATCTTGAAACAAGTCACCAGAGATTTGACCAAGGTTTTTTTTATTGTCGAAAGTAAATTGAATCATGTAGTTTCTAATTTAATAATGTCAACAAGGTTTTTTAAATCAAATGATGCTGAGCTAAGTGTTTTTTCGGATTTCTCTAACAACTCAACAATTAATTCAAGTTCTTTTATTTTACTATTAATTTCAACAAATTCACTGTGCTTTTCAGCAGTTCTTTCAATAACTGGAGTTGCTAGCTTTACCGGGCTTTGCTCTTGAATTTTTTCAACTATATTTTTCTTTATAACATCTTTTTTTCTTTGAAGATCAATAAGTTCTAGTTTATGTCTAACACATCTGCCAGCCCATTTATGCTTAATACCAGGTAATTTAAGTTGATAATCTTTAAGACAAAGCTCATCAATTTTTAAATCATTTTCAAGCTCTTTTATATAGTCATCTAGAAGCATTTATTAAATAATAGTATAAATCACTATGAAATCAAATAATTTATTTGCAGAGAGGTTTTTAAAAATAATCTCTGAAGATAATGTCTCTGGGGGCTCGGGTAGTGTGTTCGGAGGGGGCACAGCAACAGCACCAGGTAATACCGGAAATCAATTCCCTTCACAAAACGATTTAGCCTATGCCCCGGGTGATGCAAGAGTTCCGTTCCCTTTAGGGGCAACGGGTACGAGAAAAAAGAAAAAGAAAAAAAATAAATCAATATTTCAAAAAAGAAAATTTTCAGGTTTATAATGGATCTAGGGCATTGGAGTTTAAGTGATGGTTTAGAATTTGTAACTGAGGCATTTGGATTTATTTACGAAATAAAAAATAACGTGACTAATAAAAAATATATTGGTAAAAAACAATGTATTTCAAAAATTAAAAAAGCACCTTTAAAGGGTAGAAAGAACAAAAGAATTACTCTAAAAGAATCAGATTGGAAAGAATACACAAGCTCTTCAGCTGAACTCAACAATGATATTATAAAATATGGAAAAGAAAACTTTACATTTAAAATATTAAGATTTTGTAATTCAAAATGGGAGTTAGCATACTATGAAATAAAAGAACAAATAGAAAAAGAGGTTTTATTTAAAGAGGAATATTATAACGGTATTATTAATGTACGTATAGGCAGGCCTCCAAAAAAATTGTCTTGATTGCTTGGGTTTTTTATCTTATACTATATTGTGATTGAAAAAATAGAACTTAAGTCTAACAATATAATAATTCATAATTTCGAAAGTATTTTTTTAGAAAAAATAGATATAAAACTTTTAAATGAACTTCATAGTTATAATTTGCTAAAAGAAAGAATTAATAGTGATGCGAGAAAATTCTTTTTTCATTTTATTTTTTTTGAAACTTGTGAATATCTATTAAATTTAAAAAATAAAGAAAAAAATATAATTTACTTTGATTATAAACAGATTAATAAACCTTATCATATTTTAAAACATTTTAAAGAAGAAGAAGTTATTAAAAATATTTACAGTATTATTTTAAAAATGATTCGTTTATTGCCCATTAGAATATATGCGTCAAAGTATTCGTTTGACTATTTTAATCATCTACTAGGAAAAAATGATGGAAAAGCTAGAGAAACACTTAACTTTATAAAGCATAGTATAAATTTAACAACCTTCGAAAAGTATACATTTGCAAAATTAAAAAGATTTACATTTAAAAATAATCTTGTTTTTTTAAATCAAACATATTTTAACCAATTAAAAACCAAGCAACTTCTCATTAATTAATTAAATAAATAATATTATGGCATTTCATGATATTTTAAATCGTTATTCCAAGTTAATTAACGAGCAGGAACCGGTACCTGCAGATGCTGCAGCTCCTGCCCCGCAAGCTGCTCAGCCTCAAGAACTTCCAAAGAATGAGCCAACTGCTGTGCCCCCTGAAGGGTATGTTGATATGGTAAGATTACTAGCTAAAGCTTTGATAATGAATGTACCGTCTGGCTCGGTTGATGCATTATTTTCCCAGCCTATAACAAAAGAAAATGCTGTAGCTGTAAGAGAGGGCTTACAAAATGCCATAAACACAAGCGAAACTTTTGAGGACAATCCTCAAAGATTAGAGAATACTCATTACAGGGAATTTGCAAATTCTATTAATGAAAATAACTTTATGTTCAAATATAAACAAATTCTTTCCATGATGAAGAAATATAGTAATGATCCAAAACTATCATGATATGGAAAATAAAAAACAATATAAAAGCTTATCGGATGTTTATTTAAAAGAATCATTCGCTAAGCCTGTACCTCTTTTACCTAGACAAACTATCCTAAAAGAAGCAAAAGTACATATTACTTTTGATGATGGGAGAGTAAAGGAAGTTGTTACAAGCGATTATACAGCTAGTAAATTACTGGGTGTAGAGACAAAAATAACTTCTAATATTAATGAGCTGATTAAACAATGGTTTCAAGCTGGAGGTTGGGGTAATGAAGCTATAGGGATAGGTGTTCCACTTTTAATGACGATAATAGAGCGTAACTTAAAAACTAATAATACAGGTGTTGTAAAAGAAATAATTGAAGATATAAATGCTATTTTAAAAATAAAAAAATCTCTCAATAATTTTAAAGATAGCTTATCCGAGAAAAATTACAGTAGTTTTGTTAAAAATTTTCCTGTTAAGCTCAAACAACTAGGCGCTGCAAATCTCATAAAAGATATTGAAAAAAATTTAGTATTTATGGAGGGTAGTGTAGCTATAGGGCCCGGTGAGGTTTTAGCTACATTATACAGTGAAATGGTTAATCCTGAGAAAGGTGATTTAATGTTTCGTGATGGGCGTAAGGTGGAAGTCAAGGGCTCAACAACTGAGAAAAGTGGAGGCCGCCCGGGTGGAAAGAGTGCAGTTGATGCTGCTACAAGGGTATTAGCCACATTAAGAAAAGAATATGGAGTGCAATTGCAGCAAATGGATATGAAGACAAGTGAAGAGCTTAAAAAACTTTTTAGTCAAGCTAGAGAAAGAATCGATCCAAACATTAAGTTTCCTTCTAGTCAAAAAAATAAGAGCTTATTCATTGACATAACAAACAGATACCTCGCAGGTACTTTTAATTTAAATAACATTAAGGAAATAGGAAATTTAAAAGCGTTTGCAAAAGCAGGCGATGTATTAACTCAATCTAACATCGGTACGCAAATAATAAATCAGGTAGAAGCGTATAAGGAAGGAAGAGAAGGTAAAGAGATGAAAACATTTACAAATTATTTTAATGCCACAAAGGACCCAATTGAATTAGCTAATAAAATTGTACTTTTTTCTGTTTATCCTGAAAATGTTAATAAAAATTTAATTTTAAAATATATAAATGATATAGGTAATAAGTTTGATTCTAGTTACGCTGCAAAAATTGTATCAGCAATTCAAATAGCAGATTATCAAGTAGAAGAGAAATTTAGTTATATTATATTTTTTAATGGCGTTACCGATAATCAAGTAGTAATAGGTGAATTTTCTGCAAACTATAATGATAATTTAAACAAATGTATAGCTAAATCATTAGAATTTAAGAATGTAAGTCCGGGAACTGGAGGAACGGTAGCGCGCGGTGGCTTTAATGTAATTGTATGATGACATTTAAGCAATTTCTTTTAGAAGGGGGTGTTGCTGGGCATATGGCACATCCTTTCGATCTACCTGCAGTAAATACCGGTAAAGATTTAATTAATATTTTTAATAAAATAGTTAAAAGTTTAAAAAAAACACCTTCTTCTGTGAAAATAGATGGTGTAAATGCTTCAATAAAGCTTATTACTAATTCAGAAGGAAATAAAGAATTTGCTATGGATAGAGGTTCTAATAAACCGGAAGATGTTGAGGGTGTTACTATAAGTAGGCTAACTTCAAGATTTCCGGAAGGACACGGTATGATTGAAACGGGTAAAACAGTTTTAAATATTTTTAATAAAGCAATACCTAGTATTGAAAGTGATCTTAAAAAATTAAAAATGTGGGATAATTCAAATATTCTTTTCAATATGGAATATGTCAAGGGTTCTACCAATGTAATTGGTTATGCTAATAACTTTTTAGCTATTCATGGTTTAAATGAAATTGTTGAAGTAAGAAGCCCCGTTCGCGGAAGTATAAGAAGAGCATCTAGGGAAATAAACTATGATAAAAAAGCTCTACAGTCGTTAATAAGTAAAGTCGATCCTATTGCAAAAAAAGAAGGTTTTGATGTAGAGCATGAATTTAGTGTCAATCTTAATGATATTAATTTTAATAAAGCTCTTAATAGTAATTTTACTGTAAATTATGATACAAAAAATATAGTAACAAAACCTCTTAGTTCTTGGTTACAGACTGCAAAAAATCCAAAAGCTGAAAAAATAAAATTAGCTTCAGGTAAAACTATTAGTGCAATGAGTTTAGAAAATTATAAAAATATAATTGGTGGTATTCCTATGAATCATTATCTTGGCGATAATATAGATGCAATTGAAAAAGCTATTAATGGGGCTGTTTTTTATCATGCTACTATTCTTATGGGTGATACTTTGAAAGCTGGAGCGACGTCAAAGCTTGGAGGATTACAGAATCAAGAAGGTATTGTAATAAGAGATAGATCTATTTCTCCTAATCCGTTAAAAATTACCGGTAGCTTTATTACTGGTAAAGAAGCTGGTAAATTTGCAG